GACATTTTCCCATCTGGTAATATATAGGTAGAAGGAGGTTCGTAATGGCTTATCAAGTCGGTTATCTCACGGAGTTGTCCGGTCTCAAGTTTGATGAGGCTGAGGGCGACACCATGACTTCGACCTTCATGGCAATGCCTTACGGCGAGTACAAGCATCCTGTGTACGGCGAAATCAATTTCGACCTGAGGAAGGCACAGGAAGCTGAGAGTCACATCAAGAACCACAGTCGTGGTACTGATCTTGACATCGACTTCGACCACAAACAGTACAGCGGGGAAGCTGCTGGTTGGGTCAAGGGCGCAGAAGCTCGTCAGGATGGCCTGTATCTCACGGTCGACTGGACCAAGAAGGCCTGGGAAGCGATCAAGTCGAAGGCGTACCGCTACTTCTCGCCGGAGTTTGCGGACGAATGGACTCACCCGAAGACGAATGTTACGCACAAGAACATTCTCTTCGGCGGGGGAATCACCAACAGGCCCTTCCTGAAGGACATTCTCCCCCTCAATATGTCCGAGCTCTCTCTCGCCGAGGAGCAGGTACAACCGAAAGAAGGAAAAGGAATGGATCCGAAGAAGCTGCGCAAGCTCCTCGGCCTTCCGGAGGACGCAACCGACGAGGCCGTAGCGGCCGCGATGGAAGCCCTTCCGGATGACGCTTCGATTTCCACTGCACCTGTTGAGGTGGAGGAGAAGCCGAAGGTCGAGAACCAGGAAGGCACCGATGCGATTGCTGCGTCGGGAGACTTCGCCACGGTCATCAAGACCCTGAGCGAGTCGAGCAACGTCGAGGTCAAGGCGCTTGCCGAAGTCATGGGCGGGTTGGTCAAGACCATCCACGTCCAGGGTGAGGCACTCAAGCTCGCCGAGACCACGATGCAGGTCAAGAAGCTCATGGAGCCGGTCGAGGGGCGCGCCCTTCCTGCTGGTGTCAAGCAGCTTCTGTCCGACGCTCTCGCGACGCCGAGCACCGACTCGGTGTTCAAGCTCGTCGAGGCTCTCAACAAGACTGGTCACGTCGCGCTCGGTGAGCACGAGGTCGTCCGTCGTGAGGGCGAGGCCAACGACTCGACCAAGAAGTTCAACGAGCTCGTCGAGGCCGCGATGACCGCCGACAAGTCGCTGTCCTACGGAGACGCTGTTGAGGCTGTTGCGATGAAGCACCAGGATCTCTTCGAGGGTCACCGTCAGTCCGCCTACGCGTTCAAGGAGAACTGATCATGGGTGTGGGTCCGAACTACGTCCTTGACAAGGGCTTCCTGCTCACCGGCAGCGCCGCGTTCGTTCGCGGCTTCGCTGTCAAGCAGAGCGCAACGGCCAACGCAGTTGCCCTGATCACCGCGGCCAACGCCGCTGTCATCGGGATCGTTCAGGACGACGTCGACGCCGCGAAGGTCGCAACCGGCAAGGCAGTGGGTGACATCCGAATCCTCGGTATCTCCCGCGTCGTTGCTGGCGCTGCGGTCGCCATCGGTGACAACGTCGCGACGGACAACCAGGGGCGTGCTGTCACCAAGGCACAGACTGCCGGCGGCTCACAGCCGACGCCGGTATTCGGCATCGCTCTCACCGCTTGCACCGTTGCAGGCGCAGAGATCGATGTTCTGCTCACTCCCGGCCGAGTCTTCTAGGAGGAATGCAGAATGAACAAGCGTCCACTTGTGTGGGTCGGTGCCAAGCTCATCGACCCGAATGAGCCGATCGGATTCCTTCCGAGCGGCAAGGCGATCTTCCCGATCGCTGGTGGTGCTGTCTGGAGCCCGACGGGATCTGACAACACTCACATCGATGTCGTCCTCACGAACATCTCGCTGGGATGGTCGAACGAGGGTCTTGTCGCGGAGCAGCTCTTCCCGACGGTCAACGTCCAGAAGCAGTCGAACAAGTACTACACGTTCGGCCGTGAGGCGTGGCTGCCGGAGGCGGGCGACTACCGCTCCCCGGGTGCCGAGGCGAACGAGATCCCGGGCATGAAGGTGTCGCTGGACACCTACTACACCCAGGAGCACGCTCTCCAGATCGCCATTCCGGACGAGGAGCGCGAGAACACCGACAACCCGCTGTCGCCGGACCGCGACGGTACGGAGCTCATCACGAACAAGGTTCTGCTCGGCCGTGAGGTCGCCATGCAGAAGCTCGTCACGGATGCGACTCAGTACGCGTCGGACATGACGGTCGACCTCTCCGCTGGCGTCAACACCCAGTGGGACGAAGTCAACGGCAAGCCGATCGAGGACTTCAAGGCTGGTCGCCACGCGATGCACGCCAACGTCTTCATGGAGCCGAACACGGCAGTCGTGCCGTATCAGGTGATGAGCGTTCTGGAGGATCACACCGAGTTCATCGAGCGGATCAAGTACTCCGAGCGCGGCATCCTGACTCCGGAGATCATCGCGGCGGTCATCGGTCTTCCGAACATCATCATCCCGGGTTCGGGTGTGGCGACCGGAGCCGATCTCGTCCCGAGCTACCTCTGGGGCAAGGATGTTCTCCTGGCTTGGGTCCCGCCGCGTGCAGGTCTCAAGATCCCGGCGTTCGCCTACGAGTTCGTTCAGAGCATCGGAGGCGCCGGCCAGGTCATCGACCGTTGGCGCGAGGACAAGCGTGTGTCGGATGTGCTTCGCGTTCGTCGTCGCTACGACCTCAAGCTCGTCGGCCGTGAGAACAACCCGAACGACCCGAACTTCGGTAAGGTCGTCACGGGCTACCTCATCAAGAACGCGGTCAGCTGATGTCGGGCGAGAGCGCGGTCTACCGCGCAGTCAGCCGGCTCAAGCTGGGAGCCAAGGAGTACATCGAGCGTGGCGAGAAGGTCCTTGCGGACGACGTCGACGACATCGAGAACCTCGTCAAGACTGGCTCGGTCGCTCTGGAGCAGGACTTCGTGCGCCTGTTCCCGGAGTTCAAGCTCGACGGCGCTGAGCCGGTCGAGGAAGAGACCGAGTCGACTCCTTCTGGTGACGGAACCGAGGAGGACGACAAGTCCTCCGACGGTGGCGGCACCGAGGAAGAGGAAGAGGACGAGAACGCTGGCAACGGGGACAACCCGCCGGCGTAAGGCCACCTAGGAATGGGTGATTAGACGACGTTGAGCTTGGTTAGGAGGAGTCATGGCACACTTTACGCCCGAAGAGGCCAATGCGTGGCTAGAAGCTACCAAGCTCAACGTCGTCGAACTCGACAATTCGCTCGAGGAACAAGTGTCGGTGCAGATCATCGCTCGCTTGGCTGGGACGTTCACGGAAACCGTCAGCAGCTGGCAAGACGAGGCGTCTACACCGGCACTTGTTCGTTCCATCATGGCGATGCATTACTGTGCGGCGCTCTATGATCGTACGTACTCGGACAACTCCGATGACACGACGTCGAACTACGCAGACATCTTGCGACAGATGGCTAACGCCAACATCGCAGGACTCGTTGCAGGTACGTTGATCCTTGCTGAGGATCCGACCGCAAGCGATAACGCTTCAGAGCCTGTATTCTTTCCGAACGATGCTGACGAAGCTTGGAAGTGTCTTAACAGGCACAACCGTCCTTACGATGGTCATGGTGCCGCCTTCACGATGGGTCAGGTGTTCTAAATGCCTAAGACTCTCTCGTTCGGTAACGGGCTTATCATTTTCCCAGCCTTCACACAGCACACTGCTTCTAGTGTCGAAGTCAACTTTGAGCCGAGTCTCGCACTTCTGGCACGTAGAGTTGACAAGCTTGGTGCAGACATTCGTTCCTTCCGTGTTCCGCTCAAGATGGCTATCCAGCAAGTAGTCATTCCAAGCATCCGGAAGAACTTCGATCAAGGCGGTCGTCCTACTTGGGAGCCTCTGTCGGAGCACACCATCCGCAACCGTAAGGGCGGCACGCAGCCTTTGGTTCGTACAGGCTTGCTTCGTCGGCAGATGGGCTACTACAAGCTTTGGACTGTCGATCGTGAGAAGGCTGCAATCCTCGATCTGCCACAGAACATCTGGTACGGCAAGGTCCAGCAAGCAGGCCTTAATAAGGTGTCTCGTCGCAAGGGTGTCAAGAACGTTAGCACTGGTAAGATGGGTGCCGACATCGTCGAGCAAGGGATTCACATCCCCGCTCGTCCTTTCGTGATGCTCCAGGAAGAAGACCTTCCGAAGATCGATGCGATCTTCAGCGAGTGGGTAGCCATGCGCGTACGAGCGAATGGATTGGGCTGATGGCTGACCCGACTACGCTCGTCACTGACATTGCACAGCACTTGCAAGACATGATCGAAGAGAACAAGGACAACCTTCGTGTGAAGGCTGTTTACTACGGAGATCAAGACAAGATCGCGTTCACACCTACCGTGTGTGTTGAGTCTGGTGGGAAGACGCGAGAGCTCAATGGGGCGCCGCGTCGCACAATGGTGAATATGGAGAACTACATCCTCGTGTATGTAGGTGCTGTCATGAGCTCACAGACCAACCGTTTGGACGACGACACTGTTGCTGAGGCGATCGAAGCTTTGGTACACACAGACGCACAGATGGAAGGGCGGGTGATTGACTCGATGGTGACCGCTGTCGAGTTTGGTTACCTGCAGCGTAACAACTCACTCTTCCGCACAGCTCGGCTGACTGTGACGGCAAGGCAACAAGAACAACTACCAAGTTCCTTCTAGGAGGTGCTAATCAAATGTCAGACGAAACATCAACCGCCGAGCCGATCGCGTACGAACTCGCCATCGACGTCCCCGGTCACGCCGAGGGTCCCGAGATCGAAATTCCTGGTCTGGGACTCTTCGAGAACGGCAGCACGTACGACATCACTGTCTCCGAGGCGGAACAGTTCCAGATCCTCAACACCAGGCTGGTCGACGCGGAAGACTCCGATGGCAACATCATCGGCGTCAAGTCCGAGCTCGGTCCCACGCTTGCTGTTGCCAGTGAGACCATGCATGGTATCACTGGCAACAGCAAGCGTGGGACC